TACCTGGATTGATTGGGATGGCGATGCAGCAGATGAAGCTAATGCAAAGTTAGCAGTTCGTACCACAACTGATGACCCTAGTGGATCACCCACATACACAGGTTTCAATGATTTTGCAAATGGTACTTTTAAGGGAAGAGGTTTCCAATTTAGAGCAACTTTAGAAACCAGTGATCCTGCTCAAAATATGCTTCTACAACAATTAGGGTATTCAGCAGAAATGCCATCAAGAACAGAACAATCTGCTGTTATAGCATCTGGAGCAGGAGCAAAAGCAGTTACATTCACAGCACCATTTTTTGTTGGAACGTCTGCTTTGGGAAATCTAAACAATTTCTTACCATCTGTTAATATTTCTCCGCAAAATATGGCATCTGGTGATTATTTTGAACTTAGTAACATATCTGGAACTGGTTTTACAGTTCATTTTAAGAACTCAAGTAATGCTAGTATTGATAGGAACTTTACCTACAGTGCTGTTGGTTTTGGTAAAGGAGGGTAACATGAAGAAAACTATTGTTTAAGTATGAGTATTGTCAGTAATTTTACAATTGAAAATGCTTCTGGTCTGACAGTAAGACAGGATATTGAAGCGTGTTTATTGGCTTTACAGTCTAGCAACTCAAGCTCTGCTGACTCTGATTTAGCTTCCAGTGCTTGCGTAGCTGGCATGACTTTTCTTAATACAACCTCTAAAGAATTAAAAGTAAGAAACTCAACTAATGGTGCGTTTACAACAATAGGAAATATAGATCAAGCTAATTTAGGCTTATTGTCAAAATCTGGCGGTACTATGACAGGGCAACTGTTAATTGATGATTCAAGTAGTGCATCTTCTCCTGCTCTTTCTTTTGATACAGATACAGATTTAGGCTTATTTAGGAAATCTGCAAACATTATGGGATTCAGTTCCAGTGGTACAGAGCAAATGACCTTTGACGCAAATGGTATTACTTTAAATGCACAAAATGAAATTAGATTTGGTGATGCTGATAGCAGTAATTATGTAGGAATAAAAGCACCTTCAACTGTATCTTCAAATAGAACAATTACTCTACCAGATGCCTCTGGCACACTGGCTACAACTGCAAATATTGTAAGTTCTATCCAGGGTGTTAACTTAACTGGCCTTCATACATTAACACCAGCTTCAAATGATACTTATAACTTAGGTTCAGATGCTTTAAGATGGGCAAATATTTATGTGAACGACTTTAATTTATCTAACGAAGGTGGTTCTAATGACGTTGACGGAACGTGGGGAAGCTATACTATACAAGAAGGACACAGTGAGCTTTTCTTGCTAAACAACAGAACAGGCAAAAAATTTAAATTTGTTTTACAGGAGGTTTCCTAATGGCTGCTTTTTTAGGTCAAATTTTTCCAGCAGGAGGTGAAGATGTAGCTACCGAAGGTGGAATTGTTGCCATAAAAAATCTAACTAATAATAATAATTTTAATAGTTCAAATAATATCCCAAGAGATAATACTGCACCAACAACATCAGAGGGTATTGAACTTTTTAGCACTAATTTTGCAATGGAAAAAAGCACAAATAAATTGCTTTTTTTAGCTGATTTATATGGAAATGAGGATAGCAACCTAGGTGATAATATAGTATTTCCTTTCTTTGCTGGTAGTACTTGTATTTTTGTTGGTTATCGAGAAACAACTGGTGGAAGTGCCGAACAAAACTTTCGTACTGCACATTGTGCTTTTATGTATGCACCCGGCACAACAAGTTCAGTAACATATTCTGTTAGAGGTGGGGTTGATTCTGGTAATTATGAACATTTGGAAAATACAACTTATTCAAATGGTAGTCATTATAATTCTTTAAGACGTTCTACCTTAACGATCATGGAAGTATCTAGCACTTAAATCATGATTAAATTTTCTTCAGCTTTAATGGCATTATTGCCAACCGCAAAATGGAATATGTGGAATCAAGACTATGACACTTTAGAGTGGCTTTCTGATGACATAACAAAACCCACAAAAGAAGAGATCACAGCCAAGCAAGTTGCAATGCAAGCTGAATATGATGCTCTTGAATATTCACGCAACAGGGCCATAGAATATCCATCTTGGGAAGCACAGCTTGATTATATTTATCACAACGGAATTGATAAATGGAAAACAGATATAGTAGACCCTGTTAAAGCAAAATATCCAAAACCTAGCTAATGGCAATTATTCCAGGAAAAAAGAACTTTACTGTTAATAGAAGAGCAGACTTTCCAATTAAGTTAACATTCAAA